TGGTGGGACACTAATGTCAAGTCTAGAACTCAATATATTGACAATTTTTTCAAAAACGTATTTTTACTTGAACAATACTTCAAAGCAAAAAACATTCCTTATGTTTTTCTTCAATTAGAGGAATGGACTAATAATGAAATTGCAAGTTGCGATACTAAGTGGAAAGAGTTGGTAGACACCAAGCGTGTCAAAGGTGTGACACCATCACAAGAAGAATTTGGTAATAGGGAGTATTTTGTCGGAGAAACAGATGCTATTTGTCCTACATGGTGGATGAAGGACGAAGAACTAATGAGGGAGTACAGAACTCTTGATCAGAGAGATGAAAAAACAGAATTTGCCGTTGGTAATGATGAAGACACTCATCGGTGGTTAGGTGGATGGCATCCAGGTAAAAATGGTCATATTGCCATTGCAAAGTGGATTATTCAGGAAATGACTGATAATGAAAAACTCCACCATCTGTTTCCTGGAATATGAATAGAAAGGAGGTAATTGATAATCAAAAAAACAATAGTCTTTGTGCATATCCATTTTTCTCTGTTAGAAATGGACAATCACATGGATATGCTCCATGTTGCTGGGCACACCGCCAACAACTAGTTGGTCCTGCTACTGACACTGTTTTTGAATATTTTGATGGTCCAGAGGCAGTTGAGTTACGCCGTGGAATGTTGAATGGCGAAATAACCAATCAGTGTAAAGGAATTTGTCATTTGTGCCATGAGCGAGAAAAAACGAGTGGTACGTCTGCTCGTTTGATGATGAAAATCGATGAAAACATGCTTGCTCTTTATAATGATGATGGAACCTATAATCCTGATCACAATCCAGATATTCGTGAAGTTCTAAATCTAGAACTGAATTTTTATGGTAGTTACTGTAATCTGGAATGTTATGGGTGTCATCCTGCAGATTCAACAACTAGAACTGCTAGATTAGAAAAAATCTCAGACCTACGAGTTTCTGAGGGAAGAGACGACTGGTTTGCCAAAAATGTTGATGATGTCTACTGGTTACCTACAGATCTCAGAAAAGTTGACCCAGATCAATTTCGTAGACTTGTAGAAGACATTATTGATAATGCTGACCGCATTGGTGCCATGGGATTCTGTGGTGGAGAACCAATGGCGATGAAGGCACATTTTCAAGTTCTAGATGCTTTGATTCTTGCAGGAAAAGCATCACACATGAAATTGAACTATGTCTCAAATATGACTATGTGGGACATGAAAGTAATGGAAAAATACCTGAAAGAGTTTAGATACATCCATGTTCAATGGAGTTGTGATGGATTACGCGAAAGAAACCATTATTTGAGATATCCAACAGATTGGGATAAAACATGGGCAAATGTTCAAGCACTGCGAAAATATTGCAAAGAATCAGGAAAAGGTTCTATGCAGACAACATATACACCTTCTCTTCTAAGTGTGTACAAAATCAAAGAAGTATTTGAGTTTTTTGAAGAGCAGAATCTAAAATCACGTCCATTTGAAATCTATAACCGATTAGAGAACCCACATTTTCTAAGAGTCAATAATCTGCCAGAACCACTCAAAGAGCAGATATTAGATGAAGTAAAAAGTGTTAGTGAGTCAGTTGCTTTAGATATGATGAGACCATGCGAACCTGGGTCTTGGGAGATTGCAAAAGAGTATTTTGATGATCTGGATAAAACCCGAGGAACCAATTGGAGACTGACTTTTCCCGAACTTGCGGGGTACTAAATAATATGGTATCATGCATTTAGGCGTGATGCCTTATCAAAAATTGACCTACATGTATGGCTAAAGGTTTCAAGGTGGTAACGACTCCGCCCGAAGGCGAACAAACTACAAAGTCGGACGAGTTCAGTGTTGAAGCCGCAAGAGAGATGGTAAAGGGTAAGACCTTTGTCTTCTGTCTCCCTGGTCGCGGCGTATCATATATTTTCCTGAAAAACTTTGTGCAACTCTGTTTTGAGATTGTGCAGCAGGGGGGTGCTATCCAGATCTCTCAAGACTACTCTTCAATGGTCAATTTTGCCCGTTGTAAGTGTCTAGGAGCAAATGTCCTCCGTGGTCCTGATCAAGAACCTTGGGATGGCAAACTCCAGTATGACTATCAACTGTGGATCGACAGCGACATCGTTTTTGGTCTTGAACAGTTCTATCGCATTCTCTGGATGGATAAAGAACTTGCTGGTGGTTGGTATGTGACTGAGGATGGTAACACCACTTCTGTTGCACACTGGTTAGAAGAGGACGACTTCAAGAATAATGGTGGTGTAATGAACCACGAGATGCTTGATGGTATTCAAAAGCGTCGCAAACCTTTTACTGTTGACTACACCGGTTTCGGTTGGTTACTAATCAAGAAGGGTGTGTTTGAACACAAGATGATGACATACCCTTGGTTTGCTCCTCAGATGCAAGTTTTTGAATCTGGAGAAGTCCAAGACATGTGTGGTGAAGACGTATCTTTCTGCCTCGATGCTAAAAAAGCAGGGTTTGAAATTTGGTGTGATCCTAAGTGTCGTGTCGGTCATGAAAAAACTAGAATCATTTGATTTTATAGATATATCAAGTGATCTCACTCTGATATGGACAGATACGATATTTTCGTTGATGGAACTAAAATCCACGACGCTATAACCGAAGACGAAATGGAAGAATTTACACAGGATCTCGCTGATGAGTTTTATAAAACAGGTACCCCTCATCCAGGCAGTGTAGACGTAGTATACATTGGTACAGACCAAGAATAAATGAAAGGGGTTGAGAGACCCCTTTTTTTTGTACTCTAAATAAATACAATGACAAAACACTAGGTCGCGCAGTGCCTCTTCAGAGAACATCGCTACCTTTCAAAGACATTTCACTGTCTTTCAAAAGGCATCCGGTCACTCATGATATTATTCCTCTAAAAAATGAGGACGCTATCAAGCGAGCTGTTCAAAATCTAGTACGTATTCAATTGGGTGAAGTATTCTTCAATACCCTATTGGGAACTAGGATTACCGGATCTTTATTTGAATTAGCTGATGGGGACTATGTCGATCCTATCAAGAATGAGATTGAAACTACTATTACTAACTTTGAGCCTAGAGTCCGACTTACTGATGTAAAAGTAGAAAGTTTCCCAGATAGTAACTCCCTTGATATAGCAATCTATTACGACATTGTTGGACAAAATAGTCCATCACAAAGGGTATCATTTGTTCTTGAACCTACTAGGCTATAATGGCACTAACACAATTTACAAATCTGAACTTTGAGGACATAAAGACCTCAATCAAAGACTATCTAAGGGAAAATAGTAATTTCACAGATATGGATTTTGAGGGGTCTAATCTCTCAATGCTTATCAATGTTCTTGCATATAATTCGTATAGCACTGCCTATAACACCAACATGGCGGTGAATGAGACGTTTATCGACTCAGCAACGCTTAGAGAAAATGTTGTATCTCTAGCCCGTAATATTGGTTATGTACCTCGTTCTGTTCGTGCTTCAAGAGCAGTAGTGGATATTGATATTACTGATCTTCCAACTACCACAGAAACTGTATCAATTCAACCTGGGGTTATTGCTAACGGCAGCATATCTGATGTAAACTATATTTTCTCTATTGCGGAAAAGATTACTTTCCCTGCAAAGGATACTGCAGCAGGTGCTTCTATTGAAATCTATCAAGGACAATATCTAGAGAACAATTTCACAGTCAATAATTCTCTTCCTAACCAGAGATATATCCTTCCTAACAATGGGGTAGATACATCCACTCTTTCAGTAAAAGTAAAAAACAGTGCTTCTGATAATACTATTATTGAGTATAAATTAGCAAATTCTATTGTTGGTGTTACTTCAGCATCTAACATTTATCTTATTCAGGAAACAACTGACGAAAAATATGAGATTCTTTTTGGTGATGGAGTCTTTGGTAAGAAACTAGAGTCTGGCAACGTAGTTACTATTGGTTATATCAAGACCAATGGTAAGGCAGGAAACGGTGTACGTTTCTTCAACTTTGTTGGGACTATGAAAGATCAGGATGGAGTTACTGAAAGTGGGTTTGCTGCTAACCTTTTTTCTGTTACTCCTTCTGAAAATGGAGACTCTATTGAGTCCCTAGAGAGTGTCAAGTATTATGCACCCCGTCTGTATGCCGCTCAGAACCGTGCTGTGACGGCAAATGACTATGAGGCAATCTTACCTTCTCTTTACCCTAACATCGAGTCTGTGAGTGCCTATGGTGGCGAAGAACTGACTCCTCCACAGTATGGTCGGGTATTCATTGCTGCCAAACCCAAGAATGGATTCTTTCTGTCTGATCTGACTAAGAAGCAACTTCTTACATCTCTCCGCAATTACACGATTGCAGGTATCCTACCATCTTTTGTAGATCTAAGTTTCTTGTATGTTGAGGTAGATACCTATGTCTACTTCAACACCAATTTTATTGGTGACGTTGACAATCTCAAAACCAATGTATTGAATTCTCTCACTCTTTATGGTGGGGGTCGTGAAATCAATCAATTTGGTGGTCGATTCAAATATAGCGGCATTCAAGCAACTATTGATGGTGTGGATAATTCCATCACCTCTAACATCACGTTAGTAAGAATGCGTCGTGACCTGGTTGCCAAAATCAACCAGTTTGCACAGTATGAAATCTGTTTCCTAAATCCTTTCTATTGTTCTGGTAGTTCTTACAATATTCACTCTACTGGGTTCAATGTATCAGGTGTAGTGGGAACTTGCTACTTCTCAGACAATAAACTCAACGATAAGACTGGTGATCTGTTCCTCTTCCAAATCTTAGAAGATGATCGGGTTCAAGTTATCAACTCCAAGTTTGGACGAATTGATTATGAGAAAGGTGAGGTTATTCTTGAAACAGTAAACATTACATCAACTCTGGCAGAAAACAATATCATCGAGATTGAGGCAGTTCCTTTATCTAATGATGTTCTTGCCCGAAATGAAATGTACTTATCGTTTGATGTTGCAAAAAGCAATGTCTACATGCGTGTAGATAGTGTTGCAACTGGTAACAATAGTTCTGGTTCAAGGTTCCTTGCTCAGTCTAGTTACTTTACAGATAAGAACGTTCGTGGAACCATTATAACTACTACTGCCGGTTCTACTCTAATCGGTTATGTAAACGGCGAAAAATATTATGGCGATTACCACGTCATGTCTGACGGAACCAAGATGACTGGTTCTTCACATTTACCTGGAAGTAGGTTGATTACTTCTTCACCAATAGTCACTACTACTCTTGTTAGTGGGACTTCTTCCTCTTCATCTTCGTCACCATCATCTAGCGGATACTAATAAACGTGATTGAGACCTCTCTTACACGAGTAAAAATTCATGAAGTAGTCCAAAGTCAGATTCCAGAATCTATTGATTCAGAGAGTCCGCTTTTTGGGGAGTTCATGAAGCAGTATTATCTCTCCCAAGAGTATCAAGGGGGAACAATTGATATTGCTGAGAACTTAGTTGAGTATAAAGGTCTTGATGTACTGAACAATAACAATCTGATTGGTTTTGCTTCAGTTAGTCAATATATCGGTGGTAGAGATAATATCATCTATGTGGATTCTACTAATGGATGGCCTGCATCCTGGGGTCTGCTAAAGATCAACGATGAAATTATTACATATACCGGTATAGGCAGCACTTCTTTTACAGGATGTCAGCGTGCCTTTAGTGGTATTGAAAAT